TCATCATCAACAATTTGTGGTGCGCCTTCGTAGATACCTGTTTTATTTTGTTTATCACCAGGAATCCAATAGGCCTCATCATCCCATGTGTGAATGTAGATATCAGGATTGTATCGGTCAATAATCTTTTCTTTGAAATTAGGAAACACCTCTTTCCAACAACGGAGGTGTCCTGTCAATATGACCGCAACTCTCATTTATAGTGCTCCAAGAAGTAGTTTAAATCTTCTGGAGTTCCGATACCCCACATCTTTGGAACATCTTTCACACGAATCTTCTTACCATCACCAATGGCTTCATTGAATACTGGACACACATAGAATTCTCCATTAGATCGGTCAATAATCTTTTCTTTGAAATTAGGAAACACCTCTTTCCAACAACGGAGGTGTCCTGTCAATATGACCGCAACTTTCATTTGTAATGCTCCAAGAAGTAGTTTAAATCTTCTGGAGTTCCAATGCCCCACATCTTAGGAACATCTTTCACACGAATCTTTTTACCATCACCAATTGCTTCATTGAATACTGGACACACGTAGAATTCTCCGTTGGTACGAATATTCTTTTCAATCATTTGTTCAGCATACTTAACATAGTCTGAACCTTTTTTCCAATAATAGATACCAACAGTTGCGATATCTGAAATTGGATTCTTCTCTGCTACCTCTGTGACGAAGCCGTCATCTCCGAGTTTTGCAAATGACCAACCATTTTGGATGGGTTGCCCTAAAGGTGACAATACCACCATCAACGCCGTCAGCAGTAAAAGCATAGAGACATTCATTTGAGTTCCACTCCACGTATTGGTCTGAGTTCGCCATCAACAATGGCTCATCGTTGTTAATAAGTTCTTTGGCCAACAGAGTTGTACACGCTGCGCCTTCTGTCAAACTATTAACCTGTACAATATCACAACCAGGTGATATCAAGTTTAATAATTGCTTAAGGTTGTATTTATCATAGTGTTCTTTTTGTACAATGTAGATGAAGTGTGCATCAACGTTTAAGTTTTCGGCAACCACTTGAATCATCGGTTTACCATTAACTTCAATCAATGGTTTAGGAAATGTATAACCAGCTGCTGCGAATCTACTACCAGCGCCAGCCATAGGAATTAGTACGTTCATTTTTTTATCTCTCCATGGTATCATTTTTTTGACAACACCGTTTAGTGTGTCGATTGCTTCATCAATTTTTTCCATCGTCAAGTCATGCGAATCTTTAACTGGAACCAAATGGCCACCAGAATCTAGTGCGCCTTGTCTTCCAATATGACTGTCTTCAATGATAACTGTATTCTTAGGTAATACATTCAGTGCTGTCATACACTGCCAGTACATCTCTGGATATGGTTTGGTTCGTTTTACATCTTCGTTTGACACATAGTAATCAACATACTCCATGACACCAATAGACAAGAGTGCCAACTTAACTGTCTCACGGATAGAATTACTTGCGATAGCAATTTTAATTCCATTACTACTCAACTTGGCGAACATCTGCCTTAGTTTATTGTTCTTTGGGAATTGTCTGATGAGGTTGAATGTGGCAACTTGTTTATCTTGCCAAATCTGATTGAAATATTTACGGTCAAGACCTTTCTTCTCAGATAACATCTCAAGTTTCTTTGTGGTGTTTAGACCATCATACAAACTCAAATGTTCTTCACGTGTAATAACAAAATTATTACCAACTTTACGTAGAGCATCATTCAATGCTTCATAGTGTAGTTCACGTGATTCAATCAATACACCATCAAGGTCAAAAATTACTAATTTATTTTGCATCTCTATGCCACTTATTATGTTTCACAATACTGTTACCATTACATTTCATCACATATCTATTACGCACTCGGAGAGACCACTCAACATCTTCGGCTTGGCCGTGTGTGAGTTCTTCGTTGAATGGATTATCTAGTGCAACTTGTTTCTTCACTAGAAAGTAACCACCAGATACGTACATATAGTTAGTACGTGACCAATCATCATGTCTCAGTGCAGTGTAACGTGGAAATACTGGATCATCCCATGTCACCCAATCTGTAAAGTGTCTCTTGTCATTAATGAGTAATTGTTTGTTAGAACAGATATCCCATTCTTCACCAAACTCCAAAAAGTTCTTGTACCAATCTTTATCAAACACATAGTAGTCGTGCATCAATACGATGTTGTCATACTTTGCTGCCTGAACAATGGTGTTCTTCTTGCGTGTTACCCAACCAGGTTGTTGAGTTTCATCAAAATAGATATGTGTCACATCGACCATATCTTCTTTCTTCTCACCACCAATAATCAAAATCTCATATTCAGGTATTTGTAGTGATCTGATAGAGGAGATTACTTCATTTATTTGTGGTTGATTAGAATAGTCTGTTGTTATACCAAAAGTTATTTTCATATTAATTTCAAAATATCATTTACTGTGTTTTTAATCAAATGTGCATTCATCACGTATTCATATGCATCATCAAGTTTGGACTCTGGTACACCTNTGAAGTCAATCATATACTCACGTAGAGCAGAATCNTTNTCNTATGTGAATCCAAAATCACTCAGCACTTTGGCACCTGCAATACTACGTGATGCCCATGCTGTTCTATTTAACATTGATTCCAATAGAACCAATCCAAATCCTTCTGAGTGTGAGTGCATGATGTAGAGGTCAGCATCTCTAATGGCAGACATAACATCATTGCGGTCATCAATCATCATTACTTTAACCTGTTTGGAATTTGGTGGCATGATACTGTGTCGATTATCATAACCAGTTAAAACCAGTGTAACATCATCACGACCAACACCATTGAATGTGGCAATCAATTCGTGAAATGCTTTGTTAGGCCAAAATCCACCACACGACAAGAACATGTATGGTGTTGTGATTCCATACTTCTCACGGAATCCAGGTGTACCAGAAGAAATCTTTGCATCGATGCCATGTGACACACGAACTGCCTTGTCACGATGGCCAAGTTTGAATGCTGATTCCCAATCTTCTTTAGTTGAACAACCAATAAACTTCACGTGCTGCATTGCATGTTGATACACTGCACTCTCTGATGGTTTAATCAACATGAACAACATTGGTGATGGAATTCTTTGTGCATTCATTAACGCAACATCTTGCACACCAACATCACCGCCATGTACAACAATCAAATCAAAAAGTTCTGAACCCATAATCTGAAAGTCACTTGTTACTTTGACACCGTTTAAGTCACCTTTGTGTTCGCCTGCAAGTACAGTTACATCGTGTCCTCTACGGACTGTTTCTTCTGCCATATCACGTACATAATTTTCAGAACCACCGGGATATGGGGCATATCGGTGGACAACATATAAAATCTTAGCCATATTTTGCTTCAATAATCTTTCGCCATGCAGGCACTCTATCATACTGGTGAACAATCACATACTCTTTATTCTGTGACGTTACTACTTTATCTATCTCCATGTGTGGAGATGGTTCCAATAAGAATGGTCTGAACTGGTCAATCTTACTTGGGTCTGCAGTTGTACCAAGTTGACATGCCCATCCGTCTTCAGATTTAGTATAACGACAAGTTGATTTGTATGGCTCTTGTGAAATCAGGAAGTTAAACGTAGATTGGTCACAAATTGGAATTGGTTTGTTTAGTGAAGATGAAAAGATATTCAAACACAAATCACGCATTGCATCACCACGACCAGCAAGAACACCAACGTTATAGATTGGATTATCTTTGAATCTATCATAGATGTATTGGCCATAAGTTTCCAATAGGTTTTGGTTGCCCCATGGTTCATCTTTGTACAACATACTTTCAGAGGAGAACATCAACAGTTGACGTTGACCCATATGTTTCTCAATGTGCTTGAATGGATTGCTTTGAAAAATAACATCTTTAACGTCAGTCGTAATAACATAACGATACTCATTCTGTGACAAGTAATTGTAGATGTGTAGAAATCTCTCAACGTGAACCATAATGTTGGACTGATACACAAGGTTGCCTTGTTCGTCCTGTTTGAANCCGATAACTGTGAATCCTGTGTCAGTAACTTTCTGTACTGTCTCTTTGTCAGCATTCATCATAATCATAACTCTATCGCCAGTGAAGCCTGACTGATTGATAGAGTTGACCCAATACTTAATTGTGTCCCATTTATATCCGGTGGAACATCCGATAATCAAATCTTTTTTCATAATATATCTCCTAGTACAATTATATAGTTAATCTCTGGTTAAAGCAAGTATTTTCTGTATTTGTGCCTCTAATGTTTCTTTACGATTAGGCCACTTGATGATTGGTTGATCGGCAGTCTTCAACAACTTGGTTAAAAACGGCATAATTAATTTCTCTACCTGTTGCAGACGTTCTTTGTATTCTTGTACCGTGTCATCTTTCTCGGCAATAACGGAATTGTATTCTTCTTCATCAGTTGCCGTGAAACCAAAGTCATCATCGGCATACTCTTCCATTATTGCGGTAAGGTCATACTTTTTGCTTGCCATATTATTCCAGTGGGTTTGTTGGCCATACAACATCATCTAAGGAGGTATATGTATTAGTAATATCTCTAAGAGCTTGGCGATACATTAGCACTTCAGCAAATTTTTCTTCTGTCATCGAATGTGGCACATTGATTGTAGTCTCTTCCTGCCATCTTGTCAAGACCCAATCCGTCATAAATAATTTTTGGTTTCTTTCAGTACGAATGGTTGCTACGAATGGAGGAAATATGACTTCTCTTTCGGATGCATCTCTGATTGCTGCAGATTCTATATTTGCCAAGTTGTTTTCAAACCAAACCATTTCAGGTAAGTCTGGTCCCGATTTACCAATGCCACCAACATCTTCAACATTAAAGATATTTCTCTCTGGTTCATATGCAGAAAGTCTTAATGTATCAGCAAAAGGAAAATTTGTTTTTTCAATAAAGCTTTGAGCTGAAAGAAATACATAAAGG